CAAAGTGTTTGACAATGCTAGTAAGTTTATCTGGTGGCAATGGGGCAAGAATCTAGTCGTGACGCATCACGGTGATCGGATTAAAATGTCCAATCTTCACGGGTCAATCGTCAGTAATTTGAGGCAAGAATGGGGAGAGAGCGACCACACCTTTGTATGGACAGGCCACATACACCACAAAAATCAGGAGGAATATGGCGGCGCATTATTCGAGTCTTGGAACATCCTGGCACCCGCCGATGCTTGGCACAGTGGGGCAGGCTATGCCAGTTCTCGCAGTATGACTTGCGTAATCCTCCACAAATTGTACGGGGAACAGGGCAGATTGAAGGCAAACATTCAGGAGTTGGTATGACAGCGCTTGATAGACAGGTAGCAGGCAACCATTACAAAACAATGATGATTCAGCCATTGGAGTATGCACTGGCGAACGATTTGGGCATCTGTGAACATGCGGTGGTCAAGTACATTAGTCGGTGGCGTGATAAGGGCGGTGTCGAGGATCTCAGGAAGGCAGCGCACTACATCGAAATCTTGATTGAAAGGGAAACGGCTCCAAAGGATAACCCTAAGAAGCCGTCTTGGTAGTCACATAAGCATTGCGCCTATGATGTAGCCCAAACAAAAGGCAATTATCATCGCCCCGCCTGTGTATCTAGGTACTAAAAGTTTATCTTTCCACATGGCACATCTCCTGTTGTAGTTGATCCAGTATCCTCAGCACATCGAATATCTGTTGCCGATCCCATGAGTCTAAACGGTCTTGATCGTAATATTCCTTGATCTTGACCAGCGTTAGCCATGCTTGGAGTATCTCGTTTCGGCTTGGTCTCATACAATACCCCCTTCGATAAATGCTAATAGTTCCTCGAACTGTGGCAGCAAATCATCCTCGTAATCGTCATCGTCGGCTACTCTACAGCTAATTTCGCATATAAATTCGTATAACTCCGTCTTGCTCATTATTTGCCCTCGCAATTTGGTTGCACGTTGTCATAATCTGGATGATATCCAGCGCACACGTTTTCGACGTACTGGTTGAACGTTTCTACCTCGTGGTTGTAGTCCTCGCTTGAGATCCACAGTAGAGCCGCGACAAATGCCACGGCAATACATATTTTTGTGAGTCGGTTCATGCTTGCCCCCATTGATAGCCTAGTTGATCGATTAAATAATCTCTTGCCCGTTCTCGGTCAATGGTATCACCGCAAAATCCGTCGAACTGTAAAGCGTGCATCCAAGCGGCGTGCAAGTGCATTGTGCAAACCGTTGGCGATATTGGGTACAAACCCTGTGGCCCGTAGAAGTCCCACAAGTACCGGCAAAAATTAATCATTTCCTTGTCTTTGTTCATGCTGTCACCCCCTGTTGTGATATTTTTTCGATAGATGCAATTATGCTTGCAAATGTGTCGAGTTCCTCTTTTGTTGAATCCATGACCCAAATGGTGCTGTTATAGTTTGCGATTTGGTAGCCATCTTTGAGCCAAACCATGTATTCTTGGTCGCAGTAGTCAATTCCTGAAATATATTTTTTGTATTTGCCCGCTGCAGTCAAGATATCATCGGCGCTGATTTCGTCGTCATAGTTCATGCTGTCACCTCAATGCGGCGAATTACTTCGAGCATGATCTGGTCAACGTGCGCTTGTGTAACGTGATCGTTTGGCATGGCTGCACAATCTATCAGCCAAGCAGTATCGGTCATTCTTGAAACTAAGCCTTTAAAGTCTGTAAATTTGTCCATGATATAATCCCCTTGATTGATTGGTTTAAGCTGTCAGACGGTCTGCGATTTCTGCGTATTCTCGATTTAGCCTTTCATCTTGCAAACGCATACCTTCAAGAAATGCTGAGATAAGATCAGCCATTTGTGAAGCGGGAACGCGCTTAGATCCGATAGCATGAGATTGTCCACCGCCCTCGGTGCAAATGCGGTTGAGACAATAACCGCCATATATTGAGTTATGGTCTAGCACGTAGGTGCCGACATTAGCGCGATATTTTCCGTCGGCTTGCTTTGTCCATGCCTCAGTTGAGTGGCCTAGGTATTGGTTAAGATATGCGACTTTTGCTTCTAAGAATTTTCTATTGATTCTCATTGGTGTTACTCCTTGCTGATTTAATGTATAATTTGATACCACGGATCAAACAATAAAATACATATTAAACTTTGTCTAATACCGTTTTGGAATAAGCTAATAACCAAACAGCATATATCGGTAAAAATAGGGTGAAACGTGCCAGACCATCGAAATAAACTAGATAAAGAGACAGTTAATCGTCACTTTCCAGAATGGGATCATGGCGGTAAAGGTAGCCATGCTAGACGGTACAATTCGGCCTCAAATGCGGCCTATCAGTCAAACTATGATCGGATATTCCGTAAGGATAAGAGCAAATGACTAGTAAGGGAATGCACACCAAAACCCGCAATAGATTGGCTAGACAGGATGCACTTAGGGAGTACATGCAAGAAAGGGGATCAGTTCAATATCTATTTGATATTATAGAAAAGATTGAAAAATTAGATCCTAATTCTGAGACGTTTCAGCAAGATTTAGCTAAGTATTCAAAGGTGGTAGATGTAAGGCACAAAATGCTGGGTAAGTATCTGCCAGAGCTTAAAGCCACAGAAATCACTGGTGAAGGTGGCGGGGAGTTATCAATAACGGTCTCAGACTTCAAGAATGCCTGAGATATCCATTCCCTATCAGTGGGAACCTAGACCGCATCAAATAGACTTCTTTAGGGCTATGGATAGCGGAGTAAAAAGGGCCGTTTGTGTCTGGCATCGTAGGGCTGGCAAGGGATCTGCTACCCTAAACTTTACAGCCAAAGAGATGTTTAAAAGGGTCGGCACATATTGGCATCTATTCCCACATCAAACACAAGCGAGGAAGGCTATCTGGTCGGGCATAGACTCCGAGGGTAGACCTATCCTTGACCAGGTCTTTCCTAAAGAGATCCGCAAGCGTACCAGTGCTCAGGAAATGGTCATTGAGTTGGTCAATGGGTCAACGTGGCAGCTAACAGGCTCGGACAACTACAACAACCTGGTGGGTAGTAATCCGGTCGGGGTAGTGTTCGATGAATGGTCACTATGCGACCCTAACGCATGGGGCTATATCAGGCCGATACTAGCTGAGAATGGTGGATGGGCTGTCTTTATCTACACGCCAAGGGGCAAGAATCACGGCCACTCGCTATATCAAATGGCTAAGTCTAGTAACGAATGGTTCTGTCAGAATCTAACGGTCAAGGACACCAAGCGAGCGGATGGTACTCCGGTCATATCTCCGGACATCATCGAACAGGAACGACTCGAAGGGATGGAAGAAGCCCTTATACAGCAAGAGTTCTACGGATCGTTTGAGGCTCAGATTGCAGGGGCATACTTTGCCGATCAGATAGCAACGGCCAAGGATCAAGGACGGGTCACAAGGCTACCGATTGAACCCTCATTGATGGTACACACTGCATGGGATTTGGGTATATCGGACTCTATGAGCATCTGGTTGTTTCAGGCCATAGGCAAAGAGATCAGGCTCATTGGATACTATGAGAACAACGGCAAGGGCATGGAGCACTATATCCAATGGCTCAATCAATACGCCTCGACCAATAACGTCATGCTCGGACAACACCTAGCACCGCACGACATAGAGGTGCGAGAACTCACAAGTGGCCGATCACGCAAGGAAGTAGCACGAGAGATGGGCATTAGCTTCCGAACAGTACAGAGGCCAAGGACTAAGGCTGAAGGCATCCAAGCTATCCGTCGGATGTTCCCTAGATTCTGGTTTGATGAAGACCGAACAGAACACGGCTTCAACTGTATTGCATCCTATCACCGCGAGTTCGATGAGAAACGTAATGTCTTCAAGGATACACCTGTACACGATTGGGCATCACATGGTGCCGATGCACTACAGACCCTAGCACTAGGATGGCAAGAATCAATGGTCTCAGGACATAGACCACAACCAAGACAGGCCGAGGTTCGGTTCAGTGTCTTCTGACGCTTATGTCGTATTCACGAATGACTCCGGCCATTGGTGGTCAAGATTCCTGCACCCATTCATCAAACACTGCTACATCGCCATAGCAGATAGAGGCCGATGGATCATATACGCCAAGACCGTACACTATGTGGACTTGTTTACTATCGATCGACAAATGGATAAAATCGAGGAGGTTATCATTGTAAAAATCGATCGTAAGACCACAAGGCAATCGCTATTTATGCTCAATACATGCGTGGGACATGCAAAACAGATCCTAGGCATTAACCGACCATTCATCTGGACACCGTTTCAGTTATACAAATATCTGGAGAGAACAAAGTGAAGAAACCAAAGGCACCTAAACCAACGGCTCAAGAGTTAGCGGTAACAGAAAGACAACAACGCGCACTCGATGAGGAGATAGCAGAACAGGAACAACGCTTCAAGGCATTAGCTAGAGGCAAGTTAGGCTCAGGCTCATTGCTTGGTGGTGCTCCCCGTACTAGGGCCGAGGCTGCTACTGGTGCTCGTGGTGCTCGTGGTGCTGCTGGATCTGCTGGACGCTCAATGTTAGG